TCAATCTTATATCCTTTCTCCCCTGCCTCTACTGTATATGAGGTATAATCCCCAACAGGAAGATTAATTATAGGCAAGTCATTTTTGTTTATGAGATGCCCCAAGACACCAATATGAGCAATCCCAAACAATGTCCCCACTGTTAGGACTACCCACTTAAATGGTGACTTTTGATTATCCATAATTACATCTTATAAGATTCATCGGACTTTGGAGGTGCCTGTGTAATTTGTACAGGTGCCTGTTCGATACGAATAGTTTGTGCCGGTGCAGTTTGTGCTGCTGCAGCAATCAATCTTTCCATATCTGCTTTACTAATTCCACCACCATTACTTCCACCATTCTCCCCTGCTTTCTTTGCTGCCTGAACACCAAAAGTTGCTAACACCCCAGTAAATACTGATGCGATAAAAGTTGGATCTAGTTTTTGCTCGGGAATACCAAGGGCTGGTGGTAACTTGATGTAAGCCAACGTGAGTATTCCGCCGCTCCAAACAAGGATGCCAAGCCTAACAAAAGTAGAAAGAATTGCAATTTGTTCTTCCTTGTCATCTGCTGCCTCCTTTAGTTTTCCTAAAATACCTTTTTTCTTAGGTTCATCTTTTTTGACTTCTTCTGGCATTGAAAAGAGGCATGGCTCTTTTATTTATGGTTTTAGTATGTCAACAGTGACATTAGATTTTTCTATTTGATTAAATTTTTGACAAAGGGTATCACTTGATTGATGTTCCCATTTGTGATACGTATCTTTTAATTGTTGAGTATAATTAGAACCATCGTGCTCTTTCATTTCGTTGGCAACAATGGTTCTAATTAATACGTCTCTTGTTAGAGTAGACATGTTTTAAATTCTTTATCCAACAAAGAGTTCACCATTATAACACAAGAGGTTTCACAGAACTCTTCTCGGCTGGTTTCCTGTTCAGGATGTTATTATTTAGTAATGTAACCTTCCTTAACAAGATATTCACGGGTCAAAGGAGTGGGTTCATAAACTTCCCACATATTACCATTAGCACATGCCGCAAGTGCATCAGAGGTCATTCCTTCGGTTTTACCTGCCCATGTTGCTTCCTTTTCCCATGGCCATGACGACTTAGGATATGCACTTTCTACCATATCACGCCAGAGCATAGGAACTTCATCTTCAGGTTTGATAATAGCAATCATACTGTTATCAATTGTGCCTGCCATACAGTCCTGTGCCGCGTGCCATCCTTCATGACGCATCACACTCATCAATACACTTGGACGACCCATAAATGCTTTATTAAGGAAGAAGTTATTACCTACAGTATGATAAACACCTCTATGAGATACAGGAAAGTATTTTTGATCTGCCAAAAATACTTTGACCCCAATCATATTAAGGGAACTAAGCATATTGTTAAATTCAGTAGCAGCAGGATAAAAAGAATCAGTATTGGAATACTGACTAGACACATCTAGAATACTAGTAATTTCCTCAACTTCATCTGTACACTCTTGTAAAAGCATACATCCCATAGAATGCATAGTGAAGTATTCACTATCTTTAAGTGGATCTGCAAAAACGGGAGTAGTTAATGCTGCAGACGCCAGTAAACTTGCAATAATTTTTTTCATCTAAATTGTCCTAAACTAGTTTCAGATTGCCAACCTTCCTGAAAATTTTCAGAACCACTTCCAAACTGAAAAGTGGAGTCAAGTTGGATTGTTGTTTTACCACTACTTGTAGCAATATTATATATTACCTCATGAATATCTTTTGGTTCTGCTGTATCATCTTCAGGCAATAATTGTCCATCAGATACTGCATGATCAAATGCTTCTTCCAAACTCATTTGAGGATCGGACAAAACTGCCGGACCGAACCAAGGGTCATCTTTCAAATAATTTGGAGCAGGAATAGTTTTATTAAGTATTTTTTTAATAGATCTTAAAATCATACTAATACCATTTTCTTGATGTAATCATATGCATAAAGTTCTCGGTTACCCTTAATACCCCAACCTAACCAAGTATATGCAGGTCTCATGTAATAAGATATGGTTTGTCCATTACCTTCAAATTGTGGAAGAACCCGTTGGAAGATAGGTTCATTAATCATCCAACGAACTTGCCCTTCAAGAGAAGATGGATCGCATTTATATTTGGCACAGAAGTTTCCAAGACCTTTATAACGTCCAATAGAAGTCCACTGAATTAAACCAAACCCACCTTTCTTACATTCAAGATAAGAAACACGAGCACCGCCTTCACAGATATTAGCAATGAACTTTGATTCTTGCTGAATGTTTCCCATGATTGTAGCAAGCGCATTACGATCAGAGATCTTTGTGTGCTCTTGTAGTGCTGCTAGAACAATTTGTTCATTAGGAGTACAACTAGGACACTTCCAAGTCTCTTCCTCTATAATAATTTCTTCTACAGGTTCTGTTTCTAATTTTGCTTTGATTTGTTCAGGTTCTGGGGAAGGGATTGCAACTACACTTGCAAGAAGTCCAATTCCAAAAAGTGATTTAATCATTGTCTCCAAGATATTCGAGTGAGTAGATTTCATGATCCTCAAGATTGGGGTCTAACCATTCGGCAAACTCTGACTGGATCGCATGAGCATCTTCTACAGATTTTAGCACATCATCCGTCTTCATGTCACAGAGGATATGCAGTCTATCAACTGCCCAGTCATGGGTTACTTGCAAGGTCTTTTCCAAAGTTTCCATAATCTTTCCGCATGTAACGGCCGAGAATGTTGCTATTATAGTATGCCGGTGCTCCGTTGTCAAGTGCCTCTGATAGCACATTATTTAGAAACAACTGCTTCGTCTCCTCAAAGTTACAATCTCCCTTCTTCTCATGAAGACTTAGTATTACTCTACTGAAGAACTCTTTGCCATACTTTTTTATATCTTCCTTTAACTCAGGACAAGAACCATAATACTTCTTCCAATCAGATTCTTGTTTTACTTTTCTCTTTTTTCCCGGTGGGGTTCTGAACGACCAAAAATACTTTCGCCCAATGTATTGTCGTTGGTTGGACTTATTGGTAATACAGTAAACAAAGCCAAAGTAGTTCCCAATAGCAGCAGACTCAAAAGGTTCATTATCGTATATCCAAGAATTTTCATAACTCATGATATAGTATCTTATGAGCTATTATTTATCTTTAACGGGGACAAACCTAGTCTACATAAAAAAAGAGGACCTGTCAAGTCCTCTCTAAAGTATTATGTAAGTTTTATATTACTTACTCGTTTTTAGCACCAGACTTATGACGGACGGTTCCTTTCTCGTCAGTATAAGTTTCTCTCTCCTTATTAGGAGTTACATAACCAACACCAGGAACTACACCAGTCTTACCGGCAGCTCTCGCAGCATTTCTATCTGCTGCTCTTTGTGCCGCTCTCTTACGATTTTTATCATAAGAACTCATTGCTTCTTCTATAGCAGCAATTTCTTTCTCAGAGAACAATCCGGTTTCTTCCAGTTCTTCTTTTTTCAGTGCTGCTTTACGGAACTGAAGATCAATTCTGGAACCAGAATCCATCTTGCCCTGACTTTCTGGTTTCTTAGAACCACCAGCAGGTTGAGCACCAGCATCACTACTAGTTCTTCTGCCCTGAGCATACTTAGATCCACTCATCTTAGAGTCGCCAGAGACCATCTTGCCTGCATCAGATCTGCTGTCCTGATATTGCTTCTCAGTCTGACCATGCTTACCCTTATAGAGTTCTTCTACGTTCTCTTCACTCATACGACTCACAACCTTCTGTGCCTGACGTTTAATGAATCCTTTAATACCACTCTTTGTCTTTTTCTTTGCGTCCGATGCTGCTTCTCTTGCCTTTCCAGGAACATTTTGAACTGCTTGTTTTACTTCACTTGCTTTCTTTTTCGTTGCAGTTATTTTTTCTCCAGCACTATCTTTTGCCATTTTAGCAGTACCTACTGCAGCAAGAGCAGCACCCGCTGCTTGTGACTTAGCACTCTTTGATATAGCACTTGCTGCCTTCTTAGCACCTTGCAGAGCATCTCCTGCCTTTCTCATTCCATATCTTCTTCTTGCCCCTACAGGAGCACCAGACTTTCTGATAGGAGCAGTATCACTACCAAAAGTGACCTTTGCTTCATCAATATAAGTATCAGTTGCTTCTTCTACCAGAGAGTATGCTTCTTCTTCATCAACTCCTTCTGAGATGAGTTCTTCTACTAACTCATCAATAATCTCATCAATAAGTTCTTCTGTAATCACTTCCTCAGAAGCATACATGCTCTCATACAGACTTCTGATTTCTCCGTATTCGGACTGCGATAAAGCTTTCATTTTAATTCTAAATTACCCTTTATAAGGATATTTATAAAAAAAGGACCCCCTTAGGAATCCTCTTGATCTAATTCTTCAAATGCTTTATACCCATCATAATCACCGAATAGAAAAGCATCAGATTTTGCTGCTTCTCTATATGCCACATATGAATCAGAGACTAAATCCTGCAAAGGTTTCTTCGGTAACGTCTTGCTTGATTCCTCCGACGATGTAGGATTCAACTTCCGTCTCCTGAGGAGCAACTTGGAGACCCTTCGACGAAATCCAATGTTCCGTCCAGGGGAGTGGGTTATTCTTTGCGGGTACGTCATAGATTGGTTTCAGTCCAATTGATTTCATTCTACGATTGGCAATCCATTCCACATATTGCTGAAGCAATTTATCATTGAGACCAATCATCGAACCATCCTTGAACAGATACTCTGCCCAAAGTTTTTCTTGATTTACAGTGTTCTCAAAAGTATTGATTAACCACTGCTCTTCTTCTTTGAAGATTTTTGCCATGTCAGGATCATCACCTTCTCTCCACTTCTTCAGAATATTCTGAGTAATGGCAAGGTGTTGATTCTCATCTCTGGCAATCAATGAGATGATCTTTGCACTTCCTTCCATAAGTTTGAGTTCACCAAAAGCAAAACTGCAAGCAAATGATACGTAAAATCGAATACCTTCAAGGATATTAACATTCGCAACTGCCTTGAAGAGTTTGCGTTTGAGTTCATATCTTGTTTCTTGTGCATAAGCGACTCCTTCTAATGCATGTTGCCAATCACTAGTACTATCATAATGATGTGCTGCATTGATAAAGTCATTATATGCTTCGGTCACACTCATCGCACGTTCAACAATGCGTTCATCATTCAGAATGTGATCAAACACATCTGAAGGATCTGAATAGATGTTCTTAATGATATGAGTATATGAACGACTGTGGATCATCTCCATGAACCCCCAGACCTCCATACATGCCTCCAATTCAGGCAGAGAGCAGTATGGGATAAACGCCATACCAGGACCACGACCCTGAACCGAATCGAGCATAATCTGATACTTCAAGTTAGAAGTAAAGATATGCTTTTGCTCTGGACGTAATGTCTGATAATCAGCACGGTCCTTCTGGAGAGAAACTTCCTCTGGTCTCCAGAAATATCCTAACTGCTGAGTGGTCAACTTATCAAAAATTGGATACTTGTAAGAATCGTATCTTTGAATACCTAATGGTTTTCCAAAGAACATTGGTTGCTTTTTAGTGTCTACCTCTTCTGCATTGAACACGGTCATAGAATTGACCAATGGTCTCTCCTCGTTATTTGTCTTAAATCTTACAAGACTCACAGTCTTCCTCCTCTGCGGTTTCTAATTGAGAAATTAAACTATCAAGTGACTCATTGGAATCATCCATTTCATCAGTCTTGATGTCATATGTATTTTGATAGTAGGATGTCTTCCATCCATACTTATATGTAGTTAATAGATCCTGTGCCATAATAGACACTGGAATTTCATTATTGGGATAGTGTTCCGGATTGTAACTCCAATTACCAGAAATTGCCTGGTCGAAGAATTTTTGCATTACGGCAACGATATTAATATATCCTTTATTGGATCTTATTTCCCAAAGAAGATCATAATTGTTCTTCAGTGTTCCGTATTGTGGAACAATCTGCTTAAGAGGTCCTTTTTTGGACTTCTTAATGGACAAGTATCCTCTAGGTGGTTCGATTCCATTTGTTGCGTTTGACACAACGGAACTGCTCTCCGAAGGCATCTGTGCGGACAATGTTGAGTTCCTAACTCCGTATTGATTAACTTGTGCCCTAAGACTCTCCCAATCGTAGTGAAGCTCATTTGGAACTATTTCATCTACCTCATTCTTATATGTATCTATTGGAAGAATTCCATTACCATACTTGGTACGATGACTGTATTCACATGCACCTTTTTCCTTCGCAAGATTCACAGTTGCCTGAATGAGATAGTATTGGAATGCTTCGGATAAGTCATGAACAGACTTCCATGCCTCAGGATCTTCATACCTATACCCATTCTTGGCAAGGTAGTGCGCCAGTCCGATATAACCAATACCTAACGAACGACGTGCTCTGGTTGCGATCTCTGCTGCTCTGACGGGATATCCCTGAAAATCAATGAGTTCATCAAGACTCCTGACAGCAA